AACCAAAAACATCTTTTAAACAACTTGTTGACAAGATGATTTTTCATGATATACTGGAGCATGGCCAAGGCTAAGATTAATAAAAAACATATTCTTGCCAAACTTACGCTTATCCCAATAAAGGATAAGCGTTTGTTTTATATGCGTGAAATGAAATTTTTAAATATTTTATGCGAAAGATATTCTTTGGAGTTTATGGACGCTTTAACTTTTGATAAAAAAGTAGACTCTTTAGCCTATCTTGTAAGTGAGAAACTAAAAGATACATTAGATCAAAAATTTAGAGCCTTTAATTTTAAGATTGACTATTCTCGATATGAAAAGTATAATATCGGAGATAAAGTAGGAGAAGATTCTGTAGTAGGAAAGAAGAAAGTAACAATTAAACAATTTTTAAATGAGTAAAACTAAAGAAAAAGAAGTGACAAAATCTAGCGATGTTTTGGGTTCGTTTTTAAAACAAAACCAAAGTGATCATTATAATTTTGAAGAAGCTGTTGACTATAAAGTTTCAAGCGGCTCTCTTCAACTAGATCTACATTTAGGTGGAGGTCTTGGACCTGGTTTGCATAGATTTGTCGGCATGAATGAGGGTGGAAAAACATCTGCCGCTCTTTCATTTATGAAGAACTTTTTAGAAAAGGTTCAAAAGGGTAAGGGGTTTTACATTAAGGCTGAAGGTCGTCTTTCTAACGAAATGATGGAAAGATCTGGGATTAAATTTGTTTTTTCAGCAGAAGAATGGCAAGATGGAACGTGTTTTGTATTTGAGAGTAATATCTATGAAACAGTTGTAGATGTAATGCGTCAACTTGTAGCTAAAAATGATGAAGGTAATATTTATTATTTCCTTCTTGATTCTGTTGATGGCCTTATCTCCAAGGGAGATTTGGATAAAAGTTTCGAAGACTCAAACAAGGTTGCTGGTGGTGCGGTAATCGCCGCCAACTTCATGAAGCGTCTTTCTATTGGCTTGGCAAAGCGTGGTCACATGGCAGTATTTATTAGTCAAGTCAGAGCTGATATTAAACTTGATCCATATTCTAAAGCGCCAGTTCGTCAAACTACTGCTACAGGTGGTAACGCACTTCTTCACTTTGCTAATTGGATTTTGGAATTTGAACCTCGCTACAAGGGAGATCTAATTCTTCAGAATCCAGCGGATAGTAAAATAGATGTCAATAGTAATCCAATTATTGGGCATTTTGCTAAAGTTACTGTTAAGAAATCTCCAATTGAAAAAACTAATTTAACTATTGCATATCCAATTAGGTATGGAAGAACAAATGGTAATTCCATATGGATTGAAAAAGAAATTGTAGACATGCTTTATGTTTGGGAGTTCATTAGCAAAAAAATGTCATGGATTTCTGTAACAGAAGAGTTTAAAGAACTGCTCGCGGAAAACGGTTTAGAACTCCCCGAAAAGATTCAGGGTAATGATAACCTGTTTAAAACAATCGAAGAAAACAAAGAACTTTTATCTTTCTTAATCTCCTATTTCAAGAAGACAATTAATAATGAAATTTAAAACTATATCTGGTTCTGAAACAACTTTAAAAAATGCTAAAAAATATTTAATCAACTGGAAGAAGCCAAGTAGAAGCAAGTTTCAAACATCTGTTAAAAACTTTTTAAATCCTTATTGGTTTAATGATATTGTATTTGAAGAATTTAAAATAGTTGGGACTAGGCTATCTTTTGACTTTTATAATGCAAATAAAAATATTGCTATAGAAGTTCAGGGTGCGCAGCATACTAAATATGTAAAATTCTTTCATGGAAGCCGCCTTAATTATTTAGATCAACTACGTCGAGATGAAAAAAAATTGAAATTTTGTGACACAAACGATATAAAGTTAATAGAAATTTATCCAAACGATATAATTGATGAAAAATTATTTGAATCTTTTGGAGTTATACTGTAAAGATATAAAAATATGTCAGAAATAGATCCAGACTCGCTCCCTCAATTTAAAATACCTAATAATATTATCAATCAACTGTTTGAATTAACAGGTGGTGCTGAGAAATTTAAAGGGTTAATATTTGCTTGTGCCACAGAGGATGGCAATCCTTTGATTTATACTAAATACGATAGTCAAATGACAGAACTTGCTTTGCGTAAGGCGGTGGAGTGTTATTTGCAAAATTTAGATGAACAAGAATTTTTAAATTCTGATGAAGACTATGATTGACATCTATCGTGAGGTATGTTAATCTCTTATTAGATGATTTATAATTACGAGTTAGAAAAACAATTACTTGCCGCTCTTATTAAAGAGCCAGAGAGCTATTCTGAAGTAGCTAACTTTATAAGCTCAAAAGATTTTTATTCTGAAGATAGTAATCTTCATGGTACAATTTTTACTATAATTAAACAGTCAATTGATTCTGGGGAGGAAATTGATGAAGTTATTGTTGCCCAGCGTGTGAGTTCTTTGGGTCTATCGTTTGAAGATAGAGTTAATCCATCTGATTATATTAGATCTTTAGCTATGAGAAAAGTCCCCAAGGGGAACTTAATTAAAACAGCTAAAGAATTAAAGAAGTTTACAATCAGAAGAGAGATTTTTGAATCTGCTCAAGAAATTGCCAAGCGTATGAAGAGTATTGGTTCTGAATCCTCTTATACTGACATTATTGAATCAGCAGACTCTGCTTACAACTCTAAAATTAATCTATATGAAATTGGCAATGATATGCCAGAAAACATATATGACGAAATGGAGTTTATTGTCGAAGATCGTGGCAACAATCCTGTTGTCGAATTTGGCATGATGGGTCCACATAAGAAGGTTAATGAAATCTATGGTTCACTTCTTAGACCAGGAAATATTACAGTTATTGTTGCTCGATCTGGTGTTGGTAAGAGTTTAGCAAATTATGAGAGAGTAATCACAGATAGAGGTTTGGTTAGAATGGATGAATTAAAAATGTCTGATAAAATTCTATCTCAAGAAGGCTCATTTGTAGAACTTCTAGGTATCTTTCCGCAGGGAAAACAAAAGTCTTACGAAATAACATTTATAGATGATAGGAAAATTCATTGTTCATCAGATCACATTTGGACAGTTTGGGCGAGGCGAAACGGACAGTGGCAATGGTTAGAAAAAACAACTGAAGAAATTATTAATTTTCAGTCAAAATACAAAAACAATAAAATCTATATTCCGCTTAACACACATCAAGAATACGAACAAGAAGCAGATATAAATCCTTACCTTCTTGGTTGTTTAATCGGAGATGGTAGTTTTGAAAAAACTTCTGTATGCATAACTAATCAAGATGATGAATTAATTGAAAAATTAAGTAAAATTATTGAGTCTTATGATTGCCAGTTTTCACTTTACAGAGATAAAGACGAAAAATGTCCTCGCTATGGCATTAAAGGAAATAATCACGGGCATAATCAAGTGTTACTTAAATTGCACGAACTCGGATTAATTCAGAAATGTAAAGAAAAAATGTTACCAGAAAGCGTGTTTAAATGGTCTATTCTTGATAGAATCAACTTGATACAAGGTTTAATGGATACAGATGGTTATGTTTCGAACACGGGAAGTCTTGAATTTTCTACTTCAAGCGTAGTATTATCTAAACAGTTTCAAAAGTTAATTTGGTCTATCGGTGGGATTTGCAAAATCTCTTATAGAAAAAACCTAGATTCTTATCGTTGTAATATTAGATATTTTAATCCTCGAAATTTAGTTTCTCTGACTAGGAAGATTAATAGAATTTCAGAAAATTATCAATATAAAGATTTAAATCTTCGCATTAAATCTATCAGCCAAATTAAAGATCAAGATAGCACTTGTATTTCCATTGATTCTCCATCTAAACTATTTGTTACTGAGAATTATATTGTTACTCATAATACCCAGTTTTGTATGGATTATAGTACAAAGGTTGCTATTAAATATGGTATTCCAGTCCTCCATTTTGATAATGGTGAGATGAGCAAGGAAGAGCTTGTTATGCGTCAATGTGCGGCTCTATCTGGTGTTCCTATGCACTTGATTGAAACTGGTGAATGGAGACGTGCTGGTAAAGAGGTTGTAGATCGTATTAGGGCTGTTTGGCCAAAGATCAAACAGATGAAGTTTTATTACTATAATGTCGGCGGCATGGATGTTGATTCTATGATTAAGACATTAAAAAGATTTTATTATGGTAAAGTTGGCAGAGGCAACCAAATGATTTTCTCATTTGACTATATCAAAACAACATCAGAGTCTGGTGGTGGTAAAAACGAGTGGCAAGTCGTTGGGGAAATGGTTGACAAGTTTAAAAAATGCGTTCAAAAAGAAATTTTGCACGAAGGAAATCCAATTATTCCTATGATTACTTCTGTTCAATCAAATCGAAGCGGTATTACTAATAATCGTAACTCACAAAATGTTATTGATGATGAAAGTATTGTTTCTCTTTCAGATAGAATTACTCAATTTTGCTCACACATGTTTATTCTCAGAAATAAAACTGCAGATGAAATTGAAACTGAAGGTAGAGCATTTGGCACTCATAAACTGATTAATGTTAAAGCTCGACATCTTGGTAAAGATATTGCTGGAGCGGTTGAGCCAGTAAGAATTGGTGATACTCTTAGAAAGAATTTTATTAACTTAGATTTCAAAAACTTTGCAATTACTGAGAAGGGTGATCTCAGAGATATTTCAAGGTTTATGGATGGAAACGCAGATCTAGAAGATGATGATGAAGACGATGACCTCCCAGACTTCAATTGATCCAACACAAATACAATCAACTTTAGAAAGTATTGGTTATAAGTTATTAGATTTTGGAAATCATTGGCGAACTAATGCTCTTTATCGTGGTGGAGATAATCAAACATCAGTAAGAATTTATAAAAATACTGGAGTGTGGACAGATTTTGTTAATGGCTCAAAATCTCTACCCTTTGAAAAACTACTACAATTATCATTAAACTCAGATCCAAAAAAATTAAAAGATATCTTAGAATCTCTTAAAAAATCTGATGAGTTTGTATACACACAAAAAGAAACTATAGAAATGGAAGAAATATATCCAGAATCAATGTTAGAAAAGCTTTTCCCAAACTATCTCTTTTATACTAAGAAGGGTTATAGCGAAGATACTTTAAAATTTTATAAAACTGGTCTTGCTGGTGCTGGCAAAATGTATCGCCGCATGGTATTTCCAATTTATAATGAACATGCTCAAATTATAGGCTTTAGTGGGCGTAAAATTGATGATGAAGCCGAACATCTCCCTAAATGGAAACATCTTGGCAAGAGAAGAAATTGGATTTATCCAGCAATGATACCACAGCAAGAATCTATTGATTCAATCATAAAAGAAAAACAAGAAGTTGTTTTGGTTGAAAGTATTGGTGATAGTATGGCTCTTTATGAAAGTGGAATTAAAAATAATTTAGTTACATTTGGTATTGGTTGTAGTCCATCAATTATTAATTACTTAAATTCATTCCCAATTAAAAAAATCATCATTGCTACTAATAATGATTTTCAATCTGCTGCCAATCATGGATATAATGGCGCTGTAAAAATTTTAATGTCACTACGCAAGTATTTTGATTTTGATATGCTTGAAATTCGACTCCCACCAGAACCATTTAATGATTTTTCTGATGCGTACCAAAATGGATTTAATCTTAAAAATTGGTATAATCAAACTACA